GTGCCAACCTGCGCAGTGCCGACCTGCGCAGTGCCGACCTGAGCGGTGCCAACCTGCGCAGTGCCGACCTGAGCGGTGCCGACCTGCGCAGTGCCGACCTGAGCGGTGCCGACCTGAGCGGTGCCGACCTGAGCGGTGCCGACGGCATCATGTCCGCTATCGCGTTCATGGATGCGCATTTTGAGCGTACCCCGGATGGCTTTATTGCCTACAAGACTTTCGGTAGCAGCTACTCTCCCAACTCGGACTGGAAAATTGAGCCGGGTTCTGTGCTGACGGAGGTTGTCAACCCTGATCGTACTTGTAGTTGTGGTTGTGGTATCAACGTCGCACCCCTTAGTTGGGTAAAGGATAATGCTACCAATGGTGGTCGGCTCTCGATCTGGAAAGTCCTTATCCGTTGGGAGTGGCTGATGGGCGTTGTCGTACCTTTCGGCTCTGACGGCAAGGTTCGTTGTGAAAAGGTTGAGCTTATCGAGGTAGTCAAATGATTGTGAAGAATGCAGCTGGTGAAAAGCACGACATTGTTTTTCATCATTTCTTCCCGACGAACCGTAAGCGGATTGCCAAACTTCTGAACTTCATTTCGGACAACCTCGATAAGCGCGATAAATACTACGGCATTATGATGAAATATCTCACGTCGCGGTATATCGCTGCTGACTACGAGATTGAAGTTCTCAAAGCAGAACGTCAGGCTAAAAACCGTGCGCTGCATGAGGCTCACGTTCAGCAAGCCAACCTCCGCAAGCGGGCCAAGTGGATGTCCGTAAGCACTTTCCGCGATAAAAACCGTGCGCTGGAAGAAACCATTATGCTGATCGAGCGTCGCAAAATGGAAATCACCTTGGAGCTGTCTGCCGCCAAACACCTCAAAGACCGGCTGAAAATCAATACTCAGTTGATGGTGGAGGTGAAGCCGTGGTGAGAGTTGTAGCAAAGGTGAACAAGCTGGTGGGCAACCATTTCGAGCAGGAGTTTTGCGATTACCTTGCCGAGCATGGCTTTTGGGCGCACAACATGGCTCAGACCGCAGCGGGCCAACCTGCCGATGTGATTGCTGTCAAAGACGGCATTGGCTACCTGATTGACTGCAAGGTGTGTGAGAACAACCGATTCCGGCTCTCTCGTATCGAGGAAAATCAGGAAACAGCTATGACTCGTTGGGAGCTATGCGGGAATTTTCCCGGTCTGTTTGCTCTCAAACTCACGGATAATTCCGTGTGGATGATTCACCTCGGCCCGCTGCTGGCCCTGCGTACAGCCGGTGTTTCCAGCATTAACGCAGAGAAAATTCGCATGATGGGCTTGGAGCTGGAAAGGTGGGTGAAAGCAAAGCCTTATGATCGTAGTTGTTGGAGCAAGACTTTTTGTGACTGACCCCACCACCGAAGTTCAGCAGTGGTGCAATGAAAATCTGGTCATTCCGAACCCGGAATACGCCAAGAAAAAGCGTATGGGATTCTGGACAGGAAACATCCCGCGTGAGCTGGTCATGTACGAGGTTATGGGTGACAAATGGGTTATCCCTTACGGCTGCCTCCGGGAACTTATGCCACTATTCCAGAGTGCCAAAAGCATAACCACCGAGTTCGTAGATCATGGCCCGCCTGTCTTTTCAGCCGACGTGCCGCTCTACGACTACCAGCAGGCAGCGGTCGAGGCCATGATCTCAGCCCACTACGGCATCCTCCGCAGTCCGGCAGGCAGCGGTAAAACCCAGATGGGCATTGCCCTTGCTGGTCGGCTGGGTGTTCGTACCCTCTGGCTGACACACACCATCGACCTGTTGAACCAGAGTCGTGACCGCGCTGCACAATACGTTGGTGCCGGGTCATTGGGTATCATCACCTCCGGCAAAGTTTTTCTCGGCAAGAGCATTACGTTTGCTACCGTGCAGACTATGTGCCGCCTCGATCTGACGCAGTACGCGAACTACTGGGACTGCATTATCGTAGACGAGTGCCACCGAGTCGCTGGCACCCCAACTGCTGTTACGCAGTTTGCCAAGGTTCTGAATGCCCTGTGTGCCCGCCACAAGTACGGCCTGTCTGCTACGGTGCATCGGGCTGATGGTCTGATTCGTACCACCTACGCACTGCTGGGGCAAATTGCCTACACCGTGCCGGACGAGGCGGTAACATCCAAGACCATGCAGGTTTCCGTTTATCCGTTCAGTACCGGCATCGGGCTGAGTGCGGAATGCCTTAACAGTGACGGCACCTTGAACTACAACGGAATGATTCAATACCTGACCGAGTGTGAGGACAGGAACCAAATTATCCTGTCCCATCTGGTAGGCAACGAAGATCATTTCAACCTGATTCTCAGCACCCGGATTGAACATCTGGAAATCCTGATGCGAATGCTCCCGCCTGAATTGCAGGCCCAGTCGGTAATGATTACCGGCAAAATGACCACCAAAGCAGGCAAGGCGCAGCGGCAGCAGGCTATCGAGGATATGCGGGTAGGCCGGAAGCGGTATCTGTTCGCCACCTACTCGCTGGCAAAAGAGGGTCTGGATATTCCCCGGCTGGACAGGCTGTACCTGACGGTACCGCAAAAGGACTATGCCGTGATCGTGCAGTCTGTTGGCCGCATTGCCCGAACCTTTGAGGGCAAGGGCACCCCGCTGGCCTACGATTATGTAGACACTATCCGGGGTCTGCAAAAAGCCTACAAGCAACGCCTGCGCTCCTACAAGAGTGCTGGGTGCAAGATTCTCTAAAGGAGATTCGGTATGGATATTAAAGTAAAACCTTGTCCGTTCTGCGGGGGCAGAGCAAGAGTTATCGGCAAGCGTTCCAAAGGTATGACGGATTACTGCATTTCCTGTTCCAAGTGTGGTGCAAGAAGCTGCTCAGTTGCCGTCCGGCCTTGGCACAGTAACAAGTTTGTTGCTCAGTGCCAAACGGCAAAGCTCTGGAACACTCGGTACGTCAAGGAGGAACCTGCAAACGATGGCGAAACTTGATGAAAAATTACTGGCCAAGTTGGATGCAGATGAACGACTGGTTCTGACTGCATACCATGAATATGCCACCGATGCAGAGCAGGTAGCCTTTTTCACGTTGGCAAAATCCATTACGGAACGCGCTAAACTGCTCGGATGTGTAAGGAGGAAAAATGACCCTCGGAAGTCTGTTTGATGGCTCTGGCACCTGCCCGTTGGCTGCTACTATTTGCGGTATCACTCCTGTATGGGCAAGTGAAATCGAGCCTTTCCCGGTGGCTGTCACCACCAAGAGGTTCCCAAATATGAAGCATTTGGGCGACCTTACGAAAATCAATGGTGCGGAAGTCGAGCCTGTTGACATTATCACTTTCGGCTCTCCATGTCAAGACCTTTCGATTGCAGGAAAGAGAGCTGGATTGAACGGTGATAGGTCGAGCCTGTTCTTCCATGCAATCCGCATTGTAAAAGAAATGAGGGAGAAAACCAATGGAAAATACCCCCGATTTGCAGTCTATGAAAATGTCCTCGGTGCTTTCAGCAGCAACTCCGGCGAGGACTTCCGAGAAGTCCTACGGCAGTTCTGCCAAGTCTGTGACCCCTCCGCTGATGTTCCTCGACCTGACAATGGCAAATGGCTCCACGATGGCTGCATCATGGGAGAAAGTTACAGCATTGCGTGGAGAGTCTTGGACGCTCAATACTGGGGAGTCGCCGCGCGTCGCCGTCGTTTGTACGCTGTCCTCGATCTTACGGGGGGGAGTGCCCCGAAAGTATTATTTGAGCGCGAGGGCCTGCAACGGGATTTTGACAAGATCAGAGAAACGTGGAAAACCTCTCCCGGAAACATTAAAGAAAGCACTATCAAACATGATTCAGTGGTGGGACACACAGTAATTGGCGCATTTGAAAGTCATTCACAAGATGCTCGATATACTCCGTTGCCTAAAGTGTGCTCTACACTGAACGCACAATACGGGACGGGAGGGAACAATATGCCCCTCGTAACTGAATTAGCGTATACGATGCAACTTCGCGCCGGCTGTGACGGGGGGGGTAAAGGAGCTTTGATTCAAATTGAAAAGAGCGCAACACTCTCGACTGTGCAGACTCAAACCCTATTTCAACCTGTAACATCGTGTTTAACACCATGGGATACTCAAGGCAGACGTTGTTATGATGAAAACGGAATTTTCCCAACATTGCAAGCGCGAGAAAATGCGGGTGGAAATCAACAAACCGTTTTAACTGCCAAGGATTCACAATTCATTGTACGACGACTTACTCCGCAGGAATGCGCAATGCTCCAAGGTTTCCCGGCTGACTGGGCAGCGGACATTCCGCACAGTGATTCGGCTGAATATAAGATGTGGGGTAACGGCATGGCACTTCCCTGTATGTTATATATCATGGAGGGTCTGGCCGCAGAGCTGAGTAAGGGGGCTGACAATGGCACTTCTTCCTGAAATCTGGGTATTCGACTGCGAGGTGTTCTTGCATGACTGGGTGTTCATTGCCAAGAACTCCGTAACCGGTGTCCGTGTGGTTATTCATAACGATAACGACGCGGTGGTTGAGTTCTTCCAGCAAAACCCACTTATGTGCGGCTTCAACTCCAAGCACTACGACGATCACATTGTCAAGGCCATAATCGGAGGGGCATCCCCTGAGCAGGTCAAGGAAATCAATGACGAGATTATTGTGCATGGTGTTGACGGCTGGAACATCCCGTTCCTCCGCAGTTTCCGGGTCTGGTTTGACTCTTTCGATCTGATGGATGATATGCAGGTCGGCTTATCGCTGAAAAGCATTGAAGCCCATCTGGGCATCCCCATCGAAGAAACGGAAGTTGACTTCAATTTGTCCCGTTCTTTGACGGAAGAAGAACTCGAACAGACCATCCGCTACTGCGCCTACGATGTAGACGCTACCGAAAAGCTGCTACACCTCCGGGAGAATTACCTTAAAACCAAAATCACGCTGGGCCAGAAACGCGGCCTCGAACCTCGTAAGGCCCTGCGCATGACCAATGCCAAGCTGACCAGTGTGTATTTACAGGCCAGAAAGCCAGACGAGCCTTGGACGGACGAGCGAAACTACCAGTACCCTGACAAGTTGCTCCGGCAGTATATTCCACAGGAAGTCTTTGATTTCTTTGACCGCCTGCACGACCCGTCTGTACCGAACTACCTGCTGTTTGGTGGGTATGACGATCACGGCACCAAGCACAAGGGCGCAGCTCTGGATTTTAAGATCGGGGACTGTGAATGCACTATCGCTTATGGCGGTATTCACGGTGCAATCCCCACCTACACCGAAGTTGCAACCGAAACCCGGTCTATCCGAAATAAGGACGTTGCATCATACTACCCCCATCTTATGACCCTGCCCCTCTCCGCAGGCCAGAAGTACGGATTTTGTAGCCGCTGCATCCCGTCCCCGCAGGTGTACGTTGACACACTGGAAGATCGTGTTCGTGCAAAAAAGGCCGGTGATAAGGAAACCGCCAACGCCTTGAAGCTGGTTCTGAACACGACTTACGGCACCATGTTAAACGGCAAGGATGGCGTAGGGTACAACGACCTTTACGACCCGCTTATGGGCCGCTCGGTCTGCATCACCGGCCAGCTGCTCTTGCTGGAACTGTCTATGCACCTTGTCGCTGAGTGCCCGACGCTGAAAATTGTCCAGCTGAACACCGATGGTATCATGGTCAGTTTTGACAGCTCCGACGAGGCCAAGTGGGAGGAAATCACGCAAGAATGGCAGGCCCGCACCGGTTTTGAGCTGGAAGAAGATTTCATCCAGAAAATCGCCCAGCGGGATGTGAACAACTACGTTGAAATCCCGGCAGACGGCGGCGAGGCCAAGATCAAGGGCGGCGAACTGGTGCGCGGTATCTCTCAGGCAGGTGCGTGGAAGATAAACAACAACGCCAAAGTCATTGCCCGTGCCATTGCTGAGTTCTTCATCCACGGCACCCCGGCAGAGGAAACCGTCAACGCTGCCACGGATATTCTGGATTTCCAACTGATTTCCAAGGCATCCGGCCTCTACTCCCGTTGCTTCCAGATCATTGATGGCCGGGAAGTAGAAATGCAGCGCGTCAACCGAGTATATGCGACCGATGATTGGGAGCATTACGGTACTCTCTATAAGGTACACAGTCAGACCGGTACAGTGTCAAAAATCCCGTCCCTGCCCCTGCACTGTCTGGTAGACAACAACAATCACCTGACGCTGGACGCGGTAGATCGTCATTGGTATATCCGCGAGGCCAACGAAAAAATTCAAGCCTTTCAGGGTATTCAGCCTACCAAGGTGAACACCCGGAAGATAAATTCACTCGCTAAACAGGCTCTTGCACTGTTCGCAGAGCCGGAACAGAAAGGAAATAACGATGGACAAGAAAGTAAACAGCCCCGAAGCAAACGCACCCGTAGCAGAAAAGCAGCAGATTGATGTTCACAAGCTGAACGTCTATCAGAAGCTCATTCTGGCCCGCAAGCGTTTTCTGGAACGCAATGTCAAGAAGTCCGGTGTGAACCGCCAGCTGGAATTTCAGTATTTCGAGCTTCAGGACATTGTGCCCTCTGCAACCCGTATCTTCCAGAACCTCGGCCTGTTGGGTGTGGTTCAGTTCCCGCCTGTGGAGAAGAATGCCGAAACCGGTTTGGCTTCCGAGCCTGTTGCCACTATGACGGTTCTCAACACTGACCGTCCGAGTGAAACCATTGACTTCATGGTTCCCTACCGTGAGGTCGAGCAGATCAAGAGTAATGCAGGCAAGAGCGTAACCAACCCCTTGCAGGCTCTCGGCAGCTCCGTCACCTACCTGCGCCGTTACCTCTGGATGCTGGCAATGGATATTGTCGAGCAGGACGATGTGGACGCAATGTTAGGCCAGCAGGAACCGCAGGCCAAGGCTTCTCCTGCCGCTAAGCCTGCTACTCAGGCTGCGGCTCCTAAGAAGCAGGCCAAGCCTGCCACCTCCGCAGAGCGTGAGGCTGTCAAGGTGTCGCTGACCCAGCCCGACGAGCAGGCCGACCCGCTGATGATTAAGGGCCTGAAAGCGGCCCTGAACACCCTGCGTCAGAAAGACGATAAGCAGGACGAGTTCATTCAGCACGTCGCTGAGGCCACGGTGGGCTTCACCAAGATCACCCGTACTCAGTGCGAGGAGCTGACCAAAAAGGTAAACGGCATGATTGAGGAGTACGACAAGAAATGACACCAAATGGCTGCGTATCTGATCGGCACGAGTTAGACGGCTACCAGCTTTTGGCAAACGCAATAGTGACCTCGGCGGCACGAGATTATAAGCGCACCCTGCGCTCCCTCAAAAGAGGCTCTGATTATGCACCGCTGCATTTGAGGTCACTGGAACGCTTCTTCAATTCTGCGTGGTATCGTCTGCTGACCCGCGTTGACTCGAAATATATTATGGAGCGTATTAAACAGGAGGTTGACCATGAAACTGACATGGAACAAGAATAACACGATCTCGGTTATGCCACCGGCAAGACCGAAGAAGATCACCGGCACCCGCTTTGCAGCCATTATGGGCCTGAACCGCTGGACTACACCTTTCAACGTCTGGTGTGCAGTCACTCGTACCTATGAGGAGCCTTTCGAGGACACGATCTACACCATTGCAGGTAAGACCATTGAGCCGAAGCAGGCCGAGTTCATGCGCAAGTCCTACTTCATGCCCAACCTCGTTACTCCGACCGATATGTACGGCCCGGACTACTTCAAAAAGACCTACGGCGATTTCTTCCACGATGTTCCGATCTTCGGCGGTATGTGGGACTACCTGCTGATGGGCGAAGATGGCAAGCCGGACACCGTACTGGAAATGAAAACCACCAAGCGGTCGGAGGACTGGGCAGACGATATTCCCGAATATTACGCTATGCAGGCTGCGCTCTACGCCTATCTGCTGGGTGTTGATCGGGTGCTGATGGTCTGTTCGTTCCTCGGTGACAACGACTACGCCAACCCTGACGCTTTCGTTCCGTCTGCGAAAAACACTATCGTCCGCGAGTTTTACCTGTCCGAGCGTTACCCCAACATGGAAGCTCTGGTCAAGGCTGCAACAAACTGGTGGAACATCCACGTCCTCAAAGGTGTGTCCCCGGAGTACGACGAGAAAGCAGACGCGGACATTCTGAAAGCTCTGCGCTCCCAGACCGTCACCCCGGACGATGATATGACCTCTATGCTGGCCGAGGCTGAGGCCCTGAAAGGCCAGATTGAAACCCGCAAGGCTGAAATGGCCCCGCTGGAAGCTCGGTACAAGGTGCTGACCGATGCAATCAAGGATGATCTGATGGGCCGTTTCTCTGAGGGTGACAAGAGCGTATCTGCCGCAGGTCACGCCTACGAGTTCGTGGTTTCCCGTGCCAACACCACCAAATACGACAGCAAGGCCATGAAAGCCGATGGTGTCTATGATAAGTATGCAGTCACCGACAGTATTTTCAAGCTGTCCGTCAAGCCTAAAAAGGAGGCATCCTGATGTATATTCCCCCGTTCTGGTGTGGTGTGATTGCCACCATCCTGACCGAACTCATTCTCTCGGTTGTTCTGGCTTACTATGTAAACCGTAACGATAACAAAAACAAATAATTTAGGAGGATTTCTACAATGGCACTGATTACTCTGAGCGCAAGTTCTGGCTTTACCCTTATCCCGGAGGGTACTCACATTTTCAAGGTTACGGGTGTCACCTACAAGAAGCTCTACGGCAAAATGGAGGTCTATCTGGAAACCAAGGAGGGCTTGAAGCACACCGAGCGGTACTCCCTGATGGACAAGAACGGTCAGGACAATCAGGGTGCCCTGAACGCTTTCAGCTACTTCGCCAAGTGTGCCCTGAACAACTTTGACGCGACGGACATTGACACCGACGATCTGATTGGCCGCTACATCGAGTGCGAAGTCACGCATGATGTACAGCCCAAGCAGAACGGCAAGCCCGGTGAAACCATTACGTTCATTCGTCTGGGCAACAAGGCCCCGGCCTCTGGCTTTGAGGGCGAGGAAGCAGAAGAACCCGCTGCGGAAGATGCTGCTCCGGCCCCGGCTGAGGACAAGCCGAAGTACGACATTGACTCTCTGCTCGGCTAATATGATGTAACCCGTCAGACCATCGGGGAGAACGCGGGTGACTCCCGCAACTCTCCGATGGTTTATTTTTATATTTTTTCAAAGAAACCATAGGAGAAGTGTTATAATATGAAATGTACCGATTTGTCGAAAGCTGCTCTGCTGGAACAGGTTGCAGAAGAATGTACCGAACTGGGCCACGCTGCCCTCAAACTGGCCCGTAAGTACCGGAATGAAAACCCTACTCCGGTAACGGAAGAAGAAGCCTATGCCAATCTGAAAGAAGAATGGGCAGATATGCTGCTGTCTATGACCGTGCTTGACCACTACTACAACATGGATTGCAACGAGCTGAAAGGCATCATGGACAATAAATATGCTCGTTGGAACCAGCGTTTGGAGGATGCAGCACATGAAAACTGAGATCATCAAGATCAAAGGCGACTGGGAAGAAGTCGTGAACGATTGCCGTAGCACCGTCAACAAGCCACCTCTGGGGCACGAGCCGTCCGACCAGTTCAAGGAGAGCCTGCTCATTTCTGAGCATTCTCCTATCCGGGATATTATCATCAAGTGGCGGTGGGCAGGTATTAAGAGCTGGATTGCTACCCACTGGGTACGGCATAAGTGGGAATGCTTTGTACGCACCCAGCGCAGCGACCGTACCGGCATCCCGCGTGATGATCTCCCGCAGGGCGCAGAAGTCGAGTTCACTGGTGAGGCCAATGTGCAGGCCCTTATCGACACCATGCGCAAGCGGCTGTGTTATCAGGCTGCACCGGAAACCCGGCAGTATGCCGAAAGCCTCAAAGCCGAAATCCGGCAGCGTGACCCGTATATTGCAAAGGTGCTGGTGCCCAACTGCGTATACCGTGGCGGGTGCCCGGAACAGAAAAGTTGCCGCGAGTGGCACAACTTCCTTATCTGGGTCAACAGCCAGCACATTGATATTGTCCGCAACATGGAGTCGATCGCACTCAGGTACGATCTGTACCAGCAGTACCTTGAAGAAAGGAAGCCGCAGAAATGAAAGCCCATTATCTGACCTCAAAGGAGAAAGCGTTGGTGCAAAAGACTGCTGCCACCGCTGCCGCCCGCCTCCTTGCCAAGCAGCAGGAGGATATTGCCAAACGCGCACAGTATTGTGTACTGGTAGCCATGCTGGATGCAGGACTCAGCCCCCGGACGATCAATCGAGTTATTAAATGCCTCGGCCCAGTAAAAGAGCGGTACGGCTATTATAAGAAAGAAGAATGTGCTGACTACGCTTTCTGCCACGCATTGCAGGAGCGCGGTATCAATGTGGAGCTGACAGAACATGAAAACGTATGATGCAATCCCCGCAGAACTCAAAGCCCTGCCGCAGTGGGTATGCAGCTGGGACACATCGAAAATTCCGATGCGGGCATTTGAGCGCAAGGCTGCATCCAGTGTTGACCCTGCATCATGGGCAGACTTCGATACTGCGGTTGCCTCGGTGGAAGCTGGGTACTATGACCATATCGGTTTTGTCTTTGCCAATACCGGCATTGTGGGCATCGACATTGACTGCGGCTTCGAGGATGGCTTTCTCACTCCGCTATGCGCAGACATTATCCACGCCTGCCACTCGTACACAGAGCGTTCCAAGTCAGGCAGAGGAGTTCATATCCTGCTGAAAGGTGATCTTCCGTTTTACGGGAAGAATAACCGTGCAGGAGTGGAAATCTACCGCAGCCGCCGTTTCTTCGTGACCACAGGAAAGGCCCTACTGTATCGGGACATGATCGAAAACCAAGCCGGTATCGACTATGTGGTTGAGAAATATTTCTCCAACGTCACCGGTGAAAAAGTGTCCTGCGGAAACAAGCCACTGCTCACCCGATACTACTCTCCGACGTACCGCAGACCGGAAAACGGCAGGATTTTTCTGCGACCGATCTATCCCGAAATTAAATCAGGCGGCAGAAACAACAGTCTCGCCAGTCTTGCAGGGCAGATGCACTCAACTGGATACCCGGCAGAAGCAATCTACAAAGAGCTGCTGTATGTCAATTCCACGGCCTGTAAGCCGCCTCTGCCGCCCCGCGACATTCAGTGCATCGTAGAAAGCATTACCAGATACAGGAGGTAACTCATGGAAGAATCTATTAAAAGAGGGGATGTGGTATGGGTCGATCTCCCCCCCCTGTCCCAATTCTCATGTGCAGACAGGGGAACGGCCTGCCATAGTGGTTCAGAACGATGTGGGAAACCTCCATTCTCCTACCACGATTGTTGTCCCGGTCACATCGGTTATTAAGCGGCTGGATATGTCAACTCATGTCCTGTTTGAAGCCGATTTCCTGCCCCACCAGAGCGTCGCGCTCTGTGAGCAGTTTGTCACCATCGACAAAGGCAGAATCTCGTCTGTGGCTGGACACCTGCCTAAATATATCATGCAGGCCGTTGATCTCGGCATCATTCGGTCTGTGCTTTCGTGAAAGGAGAACCATTTATGCAAGAACCCCAGTGCTACGAGGATTTGGCCGGACTGTTCCAGCTCAAAGACGGTAAGTACCTCCTGAGTGAAGAACTCAGCGAGAAAATGTCCTATATCGTAAGTGTCCGGCCTGAAATCCCGAAGCCCAATGACCGCGACCCCTACACACAGGATGAAATCGGTATGGCTACGCTGTTTTCCGAGTGCTATAACACCGATACCCTGTACTGCACCGAGAGCAAGATGTGGTACACCTATAAGGACGGTGCTTGGCGCAAAGACGTTGGCAGCTGCCTCGTGTCTATGAAGATCAAGGAGTTTTATGCTCTGATGCGCTACTATTGTGCTGAGATCGACGATTACGACACCAGCAAGAAGTATATGCAGTTTATTTCCAAAATGGGCGACCGGCGTTTCCGTGACCGCATGATGAAAGATGCGGCGGACGCTATGAGCGTTTCTGCAACCCTGTTCGACAACCATCCGTATCTTATCAACTGCAAAAACGGCACGTTTGATCTGAAAGCCCGCAGGTTCCGGGAGCATGACTACAAAGACTACCTGACCATGCAGACAAACCTTGACTTCACTTACGATCAGGATATGGACGTGACTTGTGAACGCTGGCTGCATTTCATCGACGAGGTAACGGAGGGCGACAAAGACAAGGCTGACTTCCTGCAAAGGGCACTGGGCTACTCTATGCTAGGCAGCGCACGAGAAGAATGTATGTTCATCCTCCACGGCAAGACCACCCGCAACGGTAAGAGTACCCTGCTGGATGCAGTCAATCACCTGCTGGGTGACTACTCTACACAGGCCCCGGTCGAACTGATCTGCAAGGCCGACCGTGCAAAGAGTACAGAGAACGCCTCCCCGGTGCTGGCCCGCCTGAAAGGTAAGCGCATGGTCACTATGTCGGAGAACGACGCAGGTAGCAAGCTGGATGAAGAAATCATCAAACAATATACCGGTGGTGAGGAGATCACCGCCCGCGAACTGTACCAAATGCCGATTACGTTTCTGCCGCAGTTTACTATGTGGCTGTCCTGTAACGACCTGCCTGCTGTCCATGACCGCAGCCTGTTTGCTTCCAAACGTCTGAAAGTGATCGAGTTCAATCGGCATTTCAGCGAGAACGAGCAGGACAAGACCCTGAAAGACTACTTCCGCACCCCGGAAGCAATGATGGGTATTTTCTACTGGCTCTTGGAGGGTTATGCGAAGTACACCCGCGAGGGACTGGCTATGGCCGACCACCTGAAATCCGTGGTCAAGCAGTACGAAAAGGACAATGATCTGGTGGTGCAGTTCCTCGAAGATCGGTGTGAGTTGCAGGAGGACGGCTGGACAAGCGCAAAGGCCCTGTACGACAACTACAAAATCTGGTGTACCCAGAATGGCTATTTCAAGTGTAGTGCGAAAAAGTTCAACGCTGCTATCCGAGAACACGTCGAGTGGTATCAGGGTGAACACCCTGTCCGTGGCAAGAACGGTTATGACCAGATTGTGATTAAGCCGCTGTAAAGCAGCGCAGAAAGGATAGTTTATGGCAACCAAACTCTCGGCACTGGGGCAGAACATCGAAACCTTTAAGCAGCTCATGGCCCCTTGCATCCCGCATATCATCACGCCGGAGATCATCGACCAGTTACAGTGTATGGGCTTCTTTGAAGCCCCTGCTGCAATCCATCATCACGGCGCGTTCACCGGTGGGCTGTTTCATCATTCCGCTGCGGTTATGAATATGCTGCTGGTCTATACTGAGCAGCTGGAACTCGACTGGGGCAGAAAGGAAAGTCCCTATATCGTGGGTATGTTCCACGACCTGTGCAAGACGGACGATTACGTTCCGGTATCTAGTAGCAAAGTCCTCGGAGAAAGTGAGTGGGGCTACAATGATAAACGCCTGCTCACCGGCCACGGTGACAAGTCCGTTATCATGTTGCAGCAGCTCTTGAAAGGAAATGTCACCATGCAGGAAGCTATGTGCATCCGCTGGCACATGGGAGCCTTTGACAGCAAGGAGAACTGGAACGCCTACGGCAATGCTGTTGCTTGCGATCAGAACGTCCTCTACGCACATACCGCTGATATGTACGCTTCTCGCGTACTGGTTATTTAACCAGAAAGGAACAACTATGACTGAAAATGAAAAAATCAGGCAGCACGAGGCAATCTGTGCCGAACTGACTGCTCTGTATAAAAAGAAAAATCGGGACTACGGCGATGCTTTCCATACTTCTTTTCTTGAAGAGGGCATGGCAATGCCTCGTATCAGACTTGGCGACAAGTTCAACCGCTTCAAAAACCTTACCCGCTCTGGTCTGCGGCAGGTTGCAGATGAAAGCATTCGGGATACCCTGATTGATCTGGCAAACTACGCAATCCTCACCGTTATGGAAATCGACAACGCCAAACCGCAGCCTGCGCTTCATCCCAACCCGCCGATCTTCCCTGCGGCCAACCCTTTAGGAAACACCGGCACCGTACTTGTCAGGGAGGTAAACGAACATGAGTAAATGGAAAAATTATTTATTCGGTTTCCTTGCCACCTGCATTACGCTGGCCTGCCTGCTTTCGGTTGTCGGCTGCGGTTTCACGGAAGCCTCTGCCGCCCAGAACCGCCCACCAATGTACAGAGTGACCGTTTATGAACTTCGGCAGGGTGCATACGGTTCGCGCAGCAGTGAGTGTACCATTTATGTGTCCTCTCTGTCCGAGCTGGTGCCAGAAGATGAAACGGCCAAAGCCTACGGCCTGTTGAAAATCGACGCGGGTTACGCAATCTTTTACGTTGACCCGTCCAATGTAGAAATCTGTTATCAGTGAAAGGAGTTCAAACTATGAAACCTATTATCAGCCCTTGGCTTATCTACTTCCTGTCCGTTCTGGATGGTATCAATGTCGTTTGTGTCGGCATCTTTATCCTCGGCCTGATCGGTATTCCCGCAGCTTTGCTTGTCCTCTACTGGATGAACGACACTACCTACGGAAAAGAGGGGGAAGCCGCGAAAAAAGCTTTTTCTGGTATTAAACCCTATTTTATTGCTTACTGCATTTTCCTCGGAGTGGCCTGTTTTATCCCCAGCAAGACTACCGTTTATCAGATGATCGTCGCAAAAGAGCTGACCCCGGATAATATTTCGACAGTTACGCAGGCCGCAGGCGATACCGCAGAAGATGTAGCAGACTACGTTGTTGATATTATCACCCGTGTTTCGGAAGCGGTAAAAAGTAATGATTGACTATAAAATTTGTCCATTTCGGAAAGGTGCCCCTTGCTGCGGAAATCTTTGCGAATTATACGACGAGCTAAACGAATGCTGTTGTATTCGTATGATAGAATGGCATTTGAACCAGAAGAGAGGTTTTTATCGTGGCAAAGAAAGCAGAACAGAGCGAATACCCCAGCAAGAGTAATTCCCGGTATATCGAATTTATGATGGCAATTATGCCGACAAAACCGCTTGACCCAAATGACGTACCGGAAATGCGCCGCCGCTTCCTCAACTATCTGGAACAGTGCAAGATTTTTGATATGAAAGTCGGCAATATGAACGCCTATGTTGCTATCGGCATTGACCGCAGAACAGCTTTTGACTGGGTAAACAACCGGCAGACGTTCAAGCCAGAAAGGGCCGAGTTCATCCGGCAGGTGCAGGATATGTGCGGAGGCTACCGGGAAGCCATGATGCAGGACGGGAAACTTAACCCCGTCACGGGTATTTTCTGGCAGAAGAACTTTGATGGGTTCAAAGATCAGCAGGAAATTATTACAACCCAGCAGTCCGTTTTGGGAGAATTGCCTGATATGACCAAGTTGCAGCAGCGGTATCTTGACAATGCCCACTGCACAGAGCTGGAACTTCCTGAAAAGACCCAGAAAGAACCTGCAAAGAAATCCAGAAAATCAGAAAAGGCCCAGAAAGGGTAATTTGAAAACCTGAAATTCCAGAAAGGGCCAGAAAGAGAAAATCCGATTTTTGAAAAAGGCCCAGAAAGGGGTTTCAATCCCAAATTTTTTCGCGGCCGATCTGAAACAAACAACCTCGTTGGAGCAATCCAGCGGGGTTGTTTTCGTTTTCCCCTCTGCGCTGCCCTCTGGCCCTGCCTGCCGCTGTGCGCCCTCTGCGCTGCCCTCTGGCCCTGCCTGCCGCTGTGCGCCCTCTGCGCTGCCCTCTGGCCCTGCCTGCCGCTGTGCGCCCTCTGCGCTGCCCTCTGGCCCTGCCTGCCGCTGTGCGCCCTCTGCGCTGCCCTCTGGCCCTGCCTGCCGCTGTGCGCCCTCTGCAAGCGTTGACCCCTTGCAGGGTCAACCGGTGCCGATCTGGAAGCAAAATAAAAAGCCCTGCCCAAAAAGGGCAGAGCCTCAAAAGCGGAACCAACCGCGCCACGCGGGGCGTTTCTGGTTCTTCCAGTATTCAATTAACGTGTCTATTTGTCGATCTGAAATAAAAGCGGCTTGCAGGCGCATTTCCCCCGCCAACGGGGTTTTTAATATGCAATCGCCGCGCCCCGTCAACCGTTCCGCGTTTTTGTGTCCTAAAATAATAACAGACTCTCGAACACTCGAAACCGTCAACGCAATTTTAACAGGAATGTTTGCACTAATTAAACCGGTTATAACAGAGCTGCGCGGGGTTTGGGTTGCAATAATAAGGTGATACCCTGCCGCGCGGCCTTTTTGGGCTATTCTGATTATACATTCTTCAACTTGTTTTTTGATTTTGCCAGCGGTCAACATTAAATCCGCTAATTCGTCGATGAATATATAAACCTGCTGTCCTGTATATGTTTTCAAACCCGCGCTTTTCATCCTGCAATAACGATCTTCCATATTTGTACAGAGCTTTTGCAGGGCGGTCAACGCGGCCCCGGTACTTGTTACCATATCGCCGGGGCAGACGTGCGGCAGGTCTGCAAAACGGGAAAATTCAACTTGTTTCGGGTCAATAAACACAAACCGCGCCGCGCCCGGTGTATTCTTCAAAAGTAAACTGCAAATAATCGTATTCATCAAAACGCTTTTGCCTGCACCGGTCTGGCCTGCTATTAAAACGTGGGGCGCGTGGTCAATGTTTAGGGCAGTCACACAACCGGCCCCGCCTGCACCAATTAGAGCCGCGCCGGGGCTGGAAGTTGCCCACGCTCTACTATTGACACAATCCCCAAAATATACCGCGCTGCGCTGCCTGCGCTGCACCTCTAAAATAAAAGCCCCTGCCGGGGCCGGTTCCGATCTGCGCACAACTGCCCCCGCCCACGTTTCAAGGGCGGGAAGCAAGCGCGGCAGACGGGATAATTTGTAAAAATCGCAAACATGGAACGTGTACCGGTCAACCTGTGCGCCGGGGCGGTTGGCTGTACAGGTGCAGGGCAGGCCGCCCCGCGTCAAAAAATCTGCTATATCTGCCCCGCTATGCTCTGTATATGTATAGGTGCCGCCCTGTGCAGCTGGAAACATTGCAACCGGGGGCAACTGCCAAACCTGTTTATTTTTCATCTGTGTACCTCTGCAATAAAGGAAACAACCGCCCCGGCAATAAGCATATAAAAAAACGGGGCCGCGCACTGTGCATGGTACAGGGGCCAGCCTGCAAGCGTCAAAAAATAAACCATAATTAAACCCCCTTGACATAAAACGCGGTATATTTGCCGGTTTCGCAGTCTACACAGTTATAAAATTCAAAAGCATTCACGCAATTTTCAAACGGTTCCGGGTCTGCCGGGTTAAGCTGCACCCCGCATTCCGGGTTCCACGGGGCACCGGGGCGCATATTGACCGCGCAAAAATAAACGATCTTGCCGGCGTTGTATAATTTCCGCGCTGCTGCCTTGCTAATACGGGAAAAGCCTGCAATTTCAAATTTACGCATTTTTATTGACCTCTTTTCTGTATTCATCCATCATAATAAAAGCGACGTTCAAAAGTGCCCTGTATTCTCGATCTGAAATAATACCCGCGTTGTATTTGTCAATAATTGCAACTTCCAACCGTTGCAATAATACGCGATATTTATGCGGGTTCTTTTCCGGGGCAGGTGCCAGCGTGTACAGCTCTGCTAGTAAATTATCAAAAACCGATCTTTTCATATTGTTACCCCCTGTTATACTGTGCCCACGTTGGCGTTTTGCGCACGTCGTCCCGCATTTCCTGCACTGCCTTTTTAATAGCGTCCCGCGTTTCTGCCTCTGTGCTGTACCCTGTACACCAACCGGGGAAAACTTCAACCGCTTTTGCGTCCCTGCACAGCTCTAACAGGCACTTTTTAACCTGTGTAATTTCCTTTTGCGCGTCCTGCTTTTCTTGATACCAGTCAAAAGCGACGGGAAAATTATTTTCAATTTCAATATAAAACCCGTCATAATAACCGGGTTTAGCGACAACGTGGAAATAAACAAACCCGTATTCGTTCAAAATTTCCTGTGCAACGCTATAATAAAAACCCGGTGTATATGGTTCCTTGACCCGCTCAACATTCAAACCCAATGTAATATAATCACCGGTTCCATAATTTACGGCACCCATAAAATAAACCCCCGTTCAAATATCCATAAACACGTTTACAGCGACGGCACCGGCCATTTTATAAAGCTGATTCTGTGCCCAAACCCGCGCCGCGCCATAACTGGCAAACTCTGCGCGCTCTGTTTTCACGCGCTCTAATTCGTCAAAAATGTTTTTGCGATAAAATACGATCTTATAAAACATATCTGCACCCCCTATTAAAAGATATAAAACAATGTAGCGCACCGGCCTCTTTTAACTCTGCTGCGATTGTTTCCACGCTCTGCGCCGTGTCGCTGTGCAGTTTAATGAGCTGTGCCAGACGTGCCAACCGCACCGGCCCAAACCCGCGCTTGTTGTCTCGATCTACATTAGTTAACATGGTTGAATAGTTGGCGTTGTCCATTGCTGTGCAATAATTGTTTGCAATGCACAGGGCTTGCACCTTTTCAGCGGTCAAATTTAATTTGTGTTTCTTTTCCGGTTTGGCGGTTACTGCGCTCTGCATTTCGTTCAAGATTGCAAGAGCCTGTTTATAGTCCTGTGCGCGTTTTGCATAGTCAACCCAATAATATGCACTGTCGTCGTCCGGTTTGGGATATTTCGCTGCTGCTTCTTCACAGTTGGGAATATACTTTTCAAGTTCTGCACGGAATTTATCCGCCCAATCTTCACCGGCCCCGGCCCATGTATAATTACAATCGGGGTCAAAATCTTCTTCCAGCCAAACAGCTGCACAGTTGTCAACAGCAAACAAACGCTTGCTATATTCCATAATGTCAATATTTGTTTTCATGGTTTATACCTCTTTTCTGTAAACGGTTTGTTTACAGTTACTATTATATTGACTTTTCAATATTTTGTCAATATGTTTTTCAATATTTTCAATATAAATCGGTTTGGGGTGTGTTTGGTGTGTCATTTCAGTAAAATGTAAGGATTTTTCTATATAGGGTTCTATATAGGGAATTTCCTGCAAAATACGAAAATAACACACCTAACACACCCCGGCAGGGTTGAACCTATCACGCACACCGACTATTTATAAAAGACGTTCAAGCCTTTTCCGGCCCGATCTGCTGCCCTTTGTGCGGTCTGACTACCGGCACCGGTACAGCCTGCCCTGCCTGCCGTCTCTGCTTCCAGCCTGCCGGGTTTCGGGTCTGCTGTGCTTCCAGTCTGTGCCGATCGACTGCACTTCTGCCGCCTATCCTCTGCCCTACCATGCAACTATAATGCAGGTGTGACAGGTTGGAAGCTATGCAAATAACGTATTATCGTTAATTATCGTTTCCTATAATATATGTTATACGAAACTCTGTCAAAACTGGCTTGATCTGCTGCCGGTTTGGGGCTGGTTTGACTGGAAGCAGGGCACCGGGGGCGGGGGAAAAGGGCCGGGGGTATCGAGGGCCGGGGTAAGCCTCCAAAATATCCACAAAAATAAAAAAGTCCCTATTAACATCCTCGTTAATTTGTGATATACTATACACGAGGTGCTACTATGACACACAAAGACGCTATCCTGTCTATCCTCCGGGATACAGGAGTGACCAAAGCAGAGCTGGCCCGCAGGTGTCAATACCCCAGTGGAACACCGGCCATAGACCCACGATTGCGCAGTGATCTCAAGTTATCCACCCTGCGGCATCTGGTAGAAGCATTGGGCTATGAAGTGGCCCTGATACCTCAGCAACCGGGACAACCGGTGTATGTGCTGGACGAGGATGTACCAGTGGAGCAGAGGTGCGGCAACAATCCGGGTGGGCGCAAGGGTGCGCGAAAAAAAAGCGCAAAAACAAAAAAGGCCCAGAGCTGGACGAGCGAGGAACTGTTTAAGAAGTTCGGTATGGAGGAAGTGTAATGGAGCTGATTGCGGCATTGTTCATGTGGTTGTTTGCGGATATGATGAAATATCTCGGCAAAGTTTTTATCTGGTCAATGAAAGCGATGTGGTACTTGTTTACATGGCCGTTTTACCTGCTCGGCTGGTTTTTGAAAAATAAGACCAGTGCTTCCGTTGAGTTTTATAATCTCAACGGAAAGAAAATAAAAGATATGAACGGTTTGGAGTACGAACACGCTGCTGCCAAATGGCTTGTTACGCAAGGTTATCATTCTGTCGCCGTTACCCCGGCTTCTAATGACTTTGGTGCAGACATTACCGCCAAAGATAAAAACGGGCAGGTTTGGGTATTCCAGTGTAAACACTATTCAGCCGTGCTTGATAACACACCAATTCAAGAAGTTGTGGCATCAAAGGCCCATTACGGTGCCGTTTATGCTGGTGTTATTGCTAATTCTGGTTTCACCAAAGCGGCGCAGCAGTTGGCCGCAGAGAATAATGTCAAACTGATTACGTTGAAATAAAATAAGCCCCAGCAAAGGCCGGGGACAGTCTAAAGAGGCTGAGAGCTATATGCTCCCGGCCTCTTTTGTTTTTGGAGGAAAAGATGGACTATCAGACTTTAAGTGCAAATATTCTTATTTCGATTGACCGAAGCCCGCACGATTTCCCGGCGTATGACGATCTCTTTGCCTTGATTCGTGCATGGGCCACGGAAGATTTTGCGCTTGCGCATGAGGTAAACCACAAGATGTTGCGTCCTCGCGTTTACAAGGCCCTGCACTGGTGTGCAGAGCGGAAGCGGATGGATTTAGCAGAGAAGTTCGACCGGTTGCTCTACCGCTCGTTGGTATTCGGTGCCCCGCATTTCTTTGACGATTATTTGCAGGCTATCGAGTACGGAAAGCCTCTCAGCAAGCGTTTCTACGAGCCGCGCCGTCGATACCTGAAACCTATGGTGCAAGGCTATCAAGACGTTCTGGATGGTAAATTGAAGCTCCTGACGATTTCCATGCCGAAACGTGCAGGCAAAAGTCAGACTGGCATCAATTTTGTAAATATGATCTCCGGCAAATATCCTGACCGCTCTACTCTGATGGAGGGCACCGGTGATGATCTTATCAAGAGCTTCTATAAGGGCTGTTTGGAGTATCTGGACAAGGATAGTGAGTACCACTACTATGATATTTTCCCGGAGGCAAAGCTCGTAAGCACCAGCGCAGACCTGAAAACCATCAACTTGAAATCTGAGAAGCGATTCCCGACCGTTATGTGCCGTTCCATTGATGCACGGCAGGTGGGCTTGTCTGAGGCTACCAACCTGCTTTATCTGGACGACTGCGTGGAGGGCCGTACTGAGGCCAAGAACCGTGTCCTGCTGGATAATAAGTGGGAGGTCATTTCTGGCGATATTCTGGGCCGTGCCATTGAGGGTACGCCCATTGTGGCAACCGGCACCCGCTATTCCCTGTATGACCCTATCGGTCATTTGCAGGAGGAAGCCCGGAAGCACAACTGGACATGGCGGGCCGTCGAGATTCCGGCTCTTGATCTGGAAACGGACGAGAGCAATTACGAGTACGAGCGCGAGGGCAAAAAGGTTTTTACCACTGAGTATTTCCGGGAACAGCGCGAAATGCTGAATCCTGAGCAGTGGGAGTCTGAGTTCCAGCAGCAGCCTATCGAGGCCAAGGGCCTCCTGTTTGCAGCTGATACCCTAAATTATTTCTATGAACTGCCGGTAGATCGTAACCCCGATACCATCATAGGTGTAGCCGACCCCGCCGAAAACGGCAGCGATTTTACCGCGCTGGTGGTGGCCTATATCTATGGCAGCGACGTGTATATTGTCGATCTGGTGTTCAACGATGCTCCCCCGGAAGTGACCAAGCCGCAGTGCGCAAAGGTACTGGTGACGAATAAGGCCGTAGATGCAACTTTTGAGTCCAATAATGCAGGCACTTACTATGCACGGGATGTAGAGCAGCTGGTAAAGAATATGGGCTATTTGTGCAGTGTGCGTACCAAGCGTACTACCACCAATAAACAGGCTCGTATTGAATTTGCATCGGATAGCATTAAAAAGCATTTCTACTTCCGTGCGCCGAGCACCTATAAGCGGTCGAGCGAATATGGTATTTTTATGCGGCAGCTTACCACCTATGTGCGCAGTGGCAAGGTTCCCCACGATGATGCACCGGACGTTCTTTCCCTGCTGGAAAACAGTATTCGTTTGCTGATCGGCGGCACCGTTGAGGTGTTCAAACGGCCTTTTTAATTTTCTTTTGTTCTCCTATGGTTATTTTCGCAAAAAGTATTGAACAAGCCATAGGAGAGTGGTATAATATAGGTAGATTTTCGAGGAAAGGAGCTAGTTTGCGTTGTATTTTACTGAGTACGCTGTGGGTATCGGACACGGTAGACGAGTTATTAAAACGGATGTTGACGAGATCACAGCCGACAATGTTCTCTCGGTTTTGTCCAAGGCATTGACAACTCATTACCTGAACAAAACTGACATGGAATATCTCTATGCAGAGTACAAAGGCAAACAGGCTATCCTTAATCGAGTCAAGGAAGTTCGGCCTGAAATCTGCAACAAGATTGTGGAAAACCGCTATGCTGAGATTGTGGATTTCAAGGTTGGCTACCTTGTGGGTGAGCCGCTGCAATATGTGGCCCGCCTGCACGGAAACGGTGATGAAAAAGTCCTGAAAGAAGTCGAGCGTTTGAATGACTTCATGGTTGACTGTGATAAGGACAGCGAGGACACCGATCTGGCAGAGTGGTTCCATGAGGTTGGAACCGCCTACCGTATGGTTCTTCCCGTTCCTCACGAAGTCGAGGACACCGAGGCACCGTTTGAGATTTACACTCTCGACCCGCGATACGCATTTGTGATCTACTACTCCGGTTTGGGTAACAAGCCGATGATGGGTGTCAAGTACGTTGTGCGGGAAGATGGTGTGACCGTGTACAGTTGTTACACGGTCGATCAGTATTTCGAGATTGCGGACTATGCACTGGTGAAGCACGAGTATCATAATTTGGGCGGTATCCCGATTGTTGAGTACCCGATGAACCGCGCAAGAGTAGGTGCTGCGGAAATGGTGCTTCCCCTGCTGGACGCAATCAATCTGGTGGATTCTAACCGTATTGATGGAGTTGAGCAGTTCGTTCAAGCTCTGCTCAAATTCCATAATGTTGATATTTCGGAGGAAGATTACGAGAAGTTCCGTCAGGAGGGCGCGATCAAGTACCGCGACGCTGATGCGAACATGAAAGCCGAAGTTGAGTATATCACCAATGAATTACGGCAGGCTGAAACGCAGGTTTTGGTCGATCATCTGTACGAGGTAGTGCTTACCATTTGTGGTATGCCTAACCGCAATGGCGGTACTTCTACCTCGGACACTGGTTCTGCCGTTATCATGCGTGATGGCTGGTCTGCGGCTGAGGCTCGTGCCAAGAGTTCCGAGCGGATGTTCCGTAAGCCGGAAAAGGCATTTCTCCGTGTGGTGCTGAACATTTGTAATACCTTGTCCGGCATGAACTTGAAGTTGTCGGATATTGGCATTCGTTTCACGCGCCGTAATTATGAAAACATTTTGCAAAAGTCGCAGGTCTTGACCACGATGCTTGCAAACCCGAAAATTGCCCCTCGGTTGGCATTTGTCCACTGCGGTATGTTCGCTGCACCGGATGAAGCCTACCGCGAAAGCGTGAAATATGCTGAGGAGCAGGAAGCCAAGGCGCAGGCTTTGGCCGAAAAGGAGGCTCAAAACAATGTCGTATCAGCTGACACAGGAACAGCAGGACACGATCAGTCGGATTCTGGCACACGGCAATCAGGCCGAGGTGAAGATCGAACACACTCAGATCGTGGTAGTGGAAATCCGCAGGAAGTTAAGAAGTAAATCCGCGTAACAAAGGTTCGCGGCAGTCCAAAGGGACTATGAGCTATACAGGCTCGTAGTCCCTTTTTCTTTTTGCTATGGAAGAAATTATTAAGCAATATCTGGTAGGTTTCGATGAAATTAACCAGATGATCTCCACCAGCTACCGGCTGGCTGTGACTGAGCTTGACGATGTTCAAGATCAGGTTGCACAGATTATCGACGATTTACTGTCTATGCTCATTCTGGCCTACAATGCCGGGATGGATGCTACGGCACAAAATCTCGCCGCTGACCTTTCGGTAGACTTGGATGCGCTGGAAGATGCTTTGTATACGTCGATTGACGGTAAGACGTTTGAACAGCGGGTGCAGGAATATGTTCTTGCACGGGATATGGCTGGCCTTTCGGTGGTGGCCGCTTCTGAATATCACCGGCTGTACAATGCGGGTGCCTATGATGGTGCCCAGCAGTTTGTCCGAACTCAGGGTTTGGGCATCACAAAACGGTGGGTTACGGTCAGGGATGATAGAGTCCGCGAAACTCACCGGTATTTGGAGGGCATGAGCGTAGACGTTGACGATGAGTTTTACACATCGGACGGCGATCACGCTCCTTATCCCGGTGCATTCCGAAAGGCTAAAAACAACGTAGGTTGTCGCTGCATCGTGATTTACGACCCAGAAGAAGCATAAGCCTCTCACGAGGTTTATATACGGCGGTAGGGAAATCGCCTTATAAAAGTCGCAAATGTCAGACAAGACACAAAAACAGAAAATAATGCGCTAGGGAAAGCGCACTAGAAATATCGCAGGAGGTCTTATATGAGTTTTATGAGTGATCTGCTGGGCGACGCTTACAAGCCCGGTATGAGCGAGGACGAGATTTCTGCTGCGCTGGAAGCTCGTAAGGTTGTCAGCGGCGATGCACTGGACAAAGCCAAAGCTGACCTGTCCCGTGCCAATTCTCAGGCAGCGGACTACAAGAAGCAGCTGCGGGCCAAGCAGAGCGACGAGGAAGCCGCAGAGCAGGCTCGTAAGGACGAAATGGAGCGTCTTACTCAGTCCAATAAGGAACTGACCGATCGGCTGTTCAAGACTGAGAAAGCGGCTGAACTTCGTGCTATGGGCTATGACACCAAGCTGGCCGACTCTACTGCGGAAGCCATGCTCAAAGGTGACATGACTACCGTTCTCGCCAATCAGAAAACCTTTATCGAGGCTCACGATAAGACCGTGAAAGCGGGCAATCTGCGCGGTACTCCTCGTCCGGCTGCTGGTGCAGGCAGCGGCGACGTTGATTACGCCAAGAAGATTGCTGAGGCACAGGCTAACGGCGACTATGCTGCCGAAGCCTATTACACTCGCCTTTCTCAGCAGCAGGCTACCGCCGCTGAGAATTAAGGCAACCGAAAATCCAAAGTAAAGGAGAGAAACGAAAATGGCTGACACTATTGCTACTAATGCAATTCTCAACTATTCCGGCACCCTTTTCAACAAGGGCAACACCCGTACTCCGCTGAGTTCCATTATCGGCGGCAAGGCCAAGACCACCAATCATGTGGAGTTTGTCACCGGTCAGGAGTACAACACCGGCACCACTGCTTCCCAGCCTGCTATCAGCGAGGACAAGTCCCTGACTGCTCCCGAAGCCTCTGTGGTGACTCGTGAGCAGAAAACCAACGTGACTCAGATCTTCATGGAAAAGGTTGGCATTTCCTATGCCAAGCAGTCCAACATGGGCACTCTGGCAGGTCTGAACGTGGCTTCCCAGACTGCCAACCCCATCAACGAGCTGGACTTCCAGACCGGTGCCAAGATTCAGAAAGTGAAGAACGACATCGAGTTTACGTTCATCAACGGCAAGTACAATAAGGCCGCCAAGACTTCCGAGGTCAACAAAACTCGCGGTCTGGTGGAGGCTATCACCTCCAATGTTCTGGCTATGGACAGCAAGCCTCTGGGCCTGTGGTCTGTGGCAGAGGCCATGAAGTCCGTCTACGAGGGTAACGCTCCTACCGACAGCCTGTGTCTGTGGGTTGACCCTGTGACCATGTATCAGCTGAACGCGGATGCTGTGCAGAATGATCTGACCGTCATTCCCAACGCCCGCGACGTGAACGGTATCAAGCTGTCCAAGCTGATTACCCCGCTGGGCGAGGTTTATATCTATCTGGGTATGTACCTGCCTGCTGGTACGGCACTGCTGCTCGATCTGGCTGTTATCGCTCCCGTTGTGCAGCCGGTTCCCGGTAAGGGCAACTTCTTCCTCGAACCTCTGGCTAAGACCGGTGCAGGTGAGAACTTCCAGCTGTTCGGTCAGATCGGCCTCGATCATGGCCCGGAGTGGTATCATGCCAAGTTCACCGGCATTTCTACCACCTTTGAGGCTCCCAAGTACACCAAGTCCGTGTACGTTGCAGGTGGTAGTGTGACCACCAAGGCAGGCACCTAAAGAAAGGAGGGTGACAGCGTATGACTACTGAGGAAATGACTACCATGCTTACCGGCATGACAGAGGAAACCAACGCGGCTACGCTGTCCACCTATCTTTTGCTGGCGAAGCAGGCAGTTTTACTCCGACTTTATCCATACAAGGATAACGTGGAGGGTGAAGTTCCCGCGAAGTATCACGGGGTACAAGTTGAGATTGCTGCTTTCATGCTGAATAAGCGTGGTGCTGAGGGTGAAAAAGCCCATTCCGAAAACGGTATTACCCGCTCCTATGAGAGTGGGGATATACCTGATTCTCTGCTCCGGCGCATTGTCCCGATGGCGGGGGTGTTTTGATGCGTTGCATGAACCGAAATAAAGTCACCATATTTTACTGTCTTTATGAAAAAGACATTCCGCTGCGAGATACAGACGGAAATTTGACCGGTGAGAAATATTCCGGTTACGGAAAGCCGATTGCTCTCCGTTGCAACGTGTCCCCTGCCAAGGGTAACGCGCAGGTGGAGCAGTTTGGTAATCTGGATTCCTATGACAAGGTTATCGTCACCGAGGATGTGAATTGTCCGATTGATGAAAGTAGCGTCTTGTTTGTGGATAAACCGGTAGAATGCACAGAGGACGGCCCAGTGTATGACTACAAGGTTGATCGTGTAGCGAAGTCGAAAAATTCCATTTCCTATGCGATTTCTAAGGTGAAAGTATCGTGAGTTCTTTTAAGAAAATCTCGGCTCCTCTTACTGCCGCTGGCATCACGGTAATGTGTGCAGAGATCGAGAGGTATCAAAAATGGCTCACCGAGCGCATACCGATTTTTGTCAAGGAATTGGCAGAGGTCGGCGTAGAGGTCGCAGACCTCAAATTTCACTACGCTGTCTACGATGGCGAAAATGACGTGGCCGTTACGTTGGATGATCGTGACCCTTTCTGCAAGGCTGTGGTTGCTGTTGGTAAGTCTGTTTTGTTTATCGAGTTTGGTACAGGTGTGCAAACGTGGCCTGATAACCACCCGGAAGCAGGCAAGCTCGGCATGGAGCGCGGCTCTTATGGAAAGGGCAATGGTCAGCACAAAGCATGGGTCTATAAGGGCGAACCCGGAAGCATGGGACTCCCGCTTGGTTCCGATAAAGTCCTGACCTACGGCAATCCTGCTAATATGTCGATGTATCAGGCAAAGCAGGCATTGTGTGAACAGTTTGAGAGCATTGCGCGGAGGGTTTTCAAATATGATTGACCCGGAAAATGAGGTCTATACGAGGGTAGCCAATGCGCTGGCAGTGGATTATCCGAAAGCCGATATTTCCGGCACATATCAGGAGTCCCCCGCTGCATTCCCTCATGTTTTTTGCGAAATGAGCGACAACTCGCTAACTTCCGGTTGTCAGACTTCTTCTGACGGAGAGGATTGTGTGGACGTGATGTTCACATTTAATATCTACTCCAACAAAAAGGTCGGCCCGAAGTCCGAGGCTAAGAAAATCGCCTCCATTATCGCAGACGTTATGCACTCCATGAATTTCAGACGGACTACGCAGTTGCCCGTTCCGAACATGAAAGATGCAAAGATTTACCGTATCTGCGCTCAATACGTTGGGCGCACCGATGGAGAAAAATTTTACAGGAGGTAAGAGATTATGGCTGCAAGCACTGTGGAAACCAACAGCTCCAAGACGTACCTGATGTACAAGCCCGAAGCTGGTAAGGAAACCTACAACAAGCTGATCGACATTACGGACTTCCCTGATCTGGGCAGCGACCCCGAAGCTCTGGAAGTCACCACCTTGTCCGATCTTCAGCAGCGTTTCATTGCTGGTATCAAGGCATCCGGCGCACTGGCGTTCAATACTAACTACAAGCATGACGACTACAAGAAGCTGGCCGACTTGGAGGGCAAGACTACGAGCTTTGCTGTCTGGTTTGGCGGCTCTACCGCTGCTGGTGTCACCACCCCGACCGGCGACGATGGCAAGTTCAGTTTCGACGGCCAGCTGACGGTTCGTGTGTCTGGCGCAGGCACCAACGAGGTTCGCAAGATGGCTATTTCCATCATGCCCAGTACCGAGATCGCATTCGCCTGATATTCAGGCTCACGTTTAAGACTTGCCGTTTCCGGCAACGCGAAAGGAGATTTTTGCAATGGCAAAGGAACTGAATTTCACCTATGAGGGTAAGGACTATACTCTCGGTTTTTCCAAGAATACCATCCGTCAGATGGAGAGCAATGGTTTCGTGGCAAACGAGATCAACGATAAGCCTGCGACGGTTCTGCCTGATCTGTTTGCAGGTGCGTTCCTGCTGCATCACCGGTTTGTGAAGCCGGAGGTTATCGAGGCCATTTACGCCAAGCTGCCCGACAAGGACAAGCTGGTTAAGGCTCTGGGCGAAATGTTCAGTGAACCCATCGAAAACCTGATGGCCGAGCCGGAGAACCCCAAGGAAAACGTCAGCTGGACAACGAACTGGTAACGGATTCATTGTCCGATAGTGAGGGAGGCGGCGCGGATTCAAGCCGCCCGCCTCTTTTTCGTTACACTGATAAATTCGAGGAGTTGTGCCCCTACTATATGGCTCTTGGTATGACCTACGATGAATACTGGAACGGCGACAATGAACTGCCGAAGTATTATCGCAAGAAGTACCGGATTGAGGCTGAGTTGCGGGCACAGGATATGTGGATGCAGGGTGCGTACTTCTACGATAGTATGCTCCGTGCAGCACCTCTGTATGACTTTATGAACAAAAAGCGTGAGCCGATTCCTTATCCCGATCATCCCTATCCAGCGACACGAGAGCAACAGGAGCGGTACGCTATGCTGGAACAGCAGAAGAAGTACAGAGCAAATATCGAATTTATGAAAGCGCAGGCGGTTGAATTTAACCGCCAGTTCCGTGAAAAGAAAGAGGAATAAAGTCGTTGATGTGTGAGAAAGGAGGTGTAAAGGATGGCAGATAATGACGTGTCGATGGGCGGTCTTGAATTTGAAATCAAGACCAATGCCGACGATGTGAGCAAAGACTTTTCCCGGCTGGCAACGGCACTGGAAAAGCTGCGGAAGATCACCAGTGGAAGCGGGTTGAACCTCAGCCCGATTGCCAAGGAATTGGATGGTTTCAGCGCAGCTTTGAAGCCTCTGAAATCGGAGGATGTAAAGGCCCTGTCCGATGCGGCAAAGGCTATGAATACCTTTTCCAAGCGGGCAGGTAATCTCAAACTTTCCGGTGTGAGCAAGGAGATTCGGGATTTTGTGCAGTCCACCTCCGGCTTGAAAGAAGCCAGTGCGAGTCTGTCTGCGGCTGGTGCAGCACTCAAGACGCTTCCGAACTCTATCAAGCGGTTCGGTGATGCAGTCGATGGGTTAACTCCTGATCGGCTGAATAACCTGACGCTGGCTGGACGGCGGCTGAATAACTTTCAGGAGCAGGCCAACCGGTTCAACATTTATCCGGCAGTTTGGCAGCTGAATGATTTCAACAATGCGTTGGGTTCTGCGTTTGAAACTATGCAGCGGTTACAGAGCTACCGTGATATGAGCCAGAGCTGGTTCAGCTCGGTTGCCAATGCTCCTATCGGGATTCCGCAGCAGACCAGTGCAACACCGGTGGCATCGTTCCAAATGCCGGAAGTCTTGCCTCGGATAGAGGCTACCACTTCGGCATCTGAAAGTTTTCAAGAAATCGGCCAGCAGGGTAGCAAATTATCTTCGATTTTTTCTACGCTGGAAAACACGTTGCGTCGTATCTTGGGTGTTTTCGGGAAACTTGGCTCTATTGGCTTGTCCGTTTTGAATAAACTCAATAACGGGTTTGATAGTCTGGTCAAGTATGCGGCACGAGCTGGATATAACATGATGAAAGCATTTGGTTCTAACCTGTTTTCTCGTGTTAAGCAATCTACTTCCGGTCTGGGCCAATTCTGGTCTAGTTTGCAGCGTATCGCAATGTACCGCGCTGTTCGCTTTGTTCTGAGCCAGTTCACCGCAGCGTTGCAGGGCGGTATCAGCAATATGTACCAGTGGAGTAAACTCCTGAGCGGTGAGTTTGCTTCCAGCATGGATGCTGCGGCTACCAGCATTCTTTACTTGAAAAACTCTTTTGCCGCAATGGTGTCGCCTATCATCGAGGCTCTGACCCCCGCTTTGGAGGTTGTGATCGACCAGCTGGTGCGCATGATGAATGTTGTAAATCAGCTGTTCTCCGCAATCTCCGGCAAGAATGTGTATACTCATGCTGCTAAATCCGCTACTGAGTATGCTGCTGCGGCAACCAAGGCTAACAAAGCCACGAAGCGGTTTACGGTTAGTTTTGACGAAATCAACATTCTGGGCAAAAAGAGTAGTGATACCAGCTCCAAGAAAAAGACCCCGGATTATGGGTCTATGTTTGAAACCTCTCCCATTGCCAGCGAAATTTCTGATTTTGCTAATCAGCTGCGTACAGCTTTTAATGCCGGGGATTGGAACTCGTTAGGTTCTTTGCTGGGCGAAAAGCTAAACTCCATCGTGGACATGGTGGATTGGTCGGGCATTGGCTCTAAGCTGGGCTATTACTTCAATGGTGCTATTTCTACTCTGTATAGTTTCTTAAAGACTTTCGATTTTATGCAGCTAGGCACCGATCTTGCATCGGGTGTAAATGCGGCATTAGAACAGATAGACTTTGGAACTCTGGGCGCATTGCTTGTCCGAAAGGTTACGGCCCTGTTTGATCTGATTATCGGTTTCATTACCGGTTTGGATTGGGGCCTGATCGGTCGGAGTATCAGTGATTTTCTGTTGGGTGTTTTGAATGAAGTTCGGGATTGGATTTCTTCTATTGACTGGGTAAAACTTGGTCACGATCTGACAACCAATCTGTTGGATTTCATTAGTAACATTCAATGGGGAAAAATCATCGTTACTTTTATTCAGCTGTTAACGGATGTAGTAACGGCAGCAGTTGAATTTCTGGTTGGCGTATGTAGCGGCATAGGTAGTTGGCTCGACGAACACGTTTTCCAGCCGTTCAAAACATGGTTTGCTACAACTCCGCTCGGACAGGCTCTTGAAGATGCAGGTGGCTCGTGGATAACCCTCATGTACAAGGGTATCAAAACTGGCCTCGGAAACATCGGTAAGTGGTTCGACGAACATCTGGTGCAACCTGTTAAGGAAGCAATCGACAAGGCAAAGGGTTTCTTCAAGTTTGAATGGAGCCTGCCTGCGATTAAGCTCCCGCACATTAAGTGGACGGATGGTGGCCCGCAGGCAACCGGCGTTATCAAGTCTATTCTGGAAGCTCTGAGCCTGCCTACCAGTATTCCGAAGCTGGGTGTCGAGTGGTACGCCAAGGGCGGTGTCATGGATGGCCCTACGCTGTTCGGTATGAACGGTTCCAACGCAATGGTTGGCGGCGAGGCTGGCCCGGAAGCAATTCTTCCTCTGAACACGTTCTATAAGAAGTTCACTTCTATTCTGGACGATAAGTTCTCGGAGAATATCTCGGCTATTGGTTCTGCCGTGTCGAGTGCAGGCACCTCGCTGAAAGCAGTCCTGAACAAAATCCGTGGCGGTATCTCGGATTTGAGCGAGGGGCTGGACTCTGCAAGAGATACCACCGAGTCCCTGTCTGGTGCTTTTACCAGCACAGCCGACGCACTGGCATCGGCTTCTAAGTCTATCGTATCGACTCATGCCTCTTTCGCTTCCATCGTGAACGGGATTAAGTCGTATGTGTCGGACAGTGTGGCCGAGATCGAGAATGCCTACAACTACTCCGGTGGTGGCGTGACCGGCACTATCAATGCGCTGGGTGTTGCGATTCGTCGTGCCTACGAGGGAATTGCTCAGGGCTTCCAAGCAATCTCTGACGTGATTGATAACGTAGAGAACACTATTAACAATGTCAAAAAGGTCATAGACACGTTTAATAATCTCAAGTCCAAGGTCGGAGAGTTTATCGACTCCTGCCCGAAGCTGAAAGAGGCATTAGATGGTGTCGGCCAGCATTTCGGTAGTTTCTTCGATTCCGCAAAGCAGCTGTTCTCGGATGGCTGGGGTGTTATCAAGCAGAAAACCAGTGATTTTACCGGATGGCTGAGTTCTCAGTTCTCCGGCGATAGCACCGGGACGCTTGGCAACCTGAGTGGTTTTGTCGAGAATATCAAGTCGTTCTTCTCGGATGGATGGGCGAATGTCAAGACAGGTGCAAGTAATATCATTACTCACCTCTCTACTACGTTCTCTGGCGGTTGGTCGCAGATTAGCGGTAACGTAGGTTCCTTTGTGAATTCCATCGTGTCCGCTTTCTCTACCGGTTGGGGTAACATCCTGACCGGCGCAGGTCAGTTGCTTTCCAATCTGGGGAATTTCTTCTCCGGTGGATGGGGCCAAATCAGCAGTGGTGCTTCTTCTCTCCTGAACACGGTTGTTTCGTTCTTCACGAATGGCTGGGGTCAGATCAGTAGTGGTGCATCCTCGCTGCTCGGCAATCTGGGTTCTCTGTTCTCTGGTGGTTGGTCGCAGCTCGGCAGCGGTGTTATGTCGCTTGTTGGGCAGATCGGCTCGGCTTTCTCCGGTGGATGGGGTGGCATCGTATCGGGTGCTGGCAACCTTATGTCCAGTATCGGCGGTATTTTCTCGGCAGCAGGCGGTGGTAGCTTGGGTGCAGGTCTGAGCAGCCTGCTCGGTACTATCGGCTCCGGCTTCTCCGGTCTGTGGGGTAGCGTGACCGCTGGTGCATCCTCGCTGCTCGGTGGCTTAGGCTCCATGCTTGGCGGTGGGCTTTCGGGTCTGGCCGCAGGCGCGGCTTCCGCAGTCGGCGGCATCGGCTCGGCATTCGCGGGCATTGGTTCTGCGGCGGCTTCCGGCCTCGGCGCGGCGGCTTCCGGCCTGCTCTCGATTGCGACTGGCCCCGTAGGTATCGCAGCAGCGGCAGTAGCCGGTCTGGGTGCGATTTTCTATGCGACTGGTGCAGAGTCCGGCGATAGCTTGATTACCGGCATTTGTAAGGGCATTTCCAACGCGGCTTCTGGCCTCTGGAATGTCGTAACGAATGTGGCAAACGGAGTTGGCAATATGTTCTCGAACCTTTGGGGTGGCGTGAAAAACGTAGCCTCTGGTGTCTGGAATGGAGTCAAAAATGTTGCAAGCGGCGTTTGGAACGGTGTGAAAAATGTCGCTTCTGGTGTCTGGAACGGTATTAAGAGTATCGGTAAGGGCATCGGCCACCTGTTCGGTTTTGCCGAGGGCGGCTTCCCCGATGTAGGCGAGCTGTTCTATGCTCGTGAAAGTGGCCCTGAACTGGTCGGTACGATTGGCGGTTCTCCCGCAGTCGCAAACAACGACCAGATCATTGAGGGCATCCGTGCTGGTGTTGCTGATGCACTGGCTCGGCAGAATGATATTCTTCGTCAGCAAAACGAGCTGTTGCAGCAGTTGTTGGAGAAAGACCAGACCGTTGAGGTCACGGCTTCCAGCATGGCAAAAGCTCTGAACCGTAAAAATCAGCGGGACGGTAAGACCATCGTTCCCGTTGGGACGTAAAGGAGGGACATTTGATGGAGTATGACGAACACAATCCGTTGCGGAGCGTTGACGGCAAGCTCGTCAAATGTCCATCTTCTTATCAATGGAAGATGCAGGACATTTCCGCTTCCGATGCGGGCCGCACCGAAGATACCAAGATGGACAAGAAGCGTATCGGGCAGATTCGCAAGATCGAACTCGAATGGCAGAATGTTTCCATTACGGATGCAGCGGCTATCTTACAGGCATTCAACCCGGAGTACATCGAGGTTTGCTACCTTGATGCTATGACCGGCACTTATCGGACGAGCGAGTTTTATGTGGGCGACCGCAGCACTCCGCTCTACAATGCGAAACTGGGGGTATGGAACAATGTAGCATTTAATATTATCGAAAGGTCGGGTGTCTGATGTTCAATTGCGGACAGGAAGTAATCGACCTTTTTAATCGGGAGTACCGGCAGGTTGTTCGGATTCATTTTGATAATGGCAAGCAGCAGTTTGACATTACGGAGGCAGACATTGTGCAGGGCGGTATGACAGTTGACCGCTACTGCGTATCTGGCTCCAAAATCGAAATGGGTTCGGCAATTGCGTCGGAGCTCACAATCAAGCTGAAAAATTATGACGGACATTTTGATGATGTTTCGTTTGAGGGTGCTTCTCTGTTTGTGCAGGTGGGTATCTGCAAGTGGGATGCAGGCAAATGGGAGAATGCAGTCGTGCATTGGATTCCCTGCGGCTATTTCATAATCGACACCCCGCCTCGTACACTCAGCACCATTTCTATTTCGGCCCTCGACCGCATGGTTCGGTTTGATCGTGAGGTTGACGAGAAGCGGTTGAAATTCCCGATGCACGTTGACGCTCTGGTGCGGTCGATTTGTGATATTTGCGGTGTGTCGTTGGTAACGGATGTGAGCAGCCTCCCGAACCATATTTATAGTATCGGCAGTCTACCGTCTACGTCCAGCACTTTGACCTATCGCCAGCTGTTACAGTGGTGTGCGGCTATGACCGGCACCTGCGCCTTTATGGATGCAAACGGCCAGCTGGTTATGAAATGGTATGAGCAGGTCGATGTGACCATTACTCCCAGTGAGCGTTATAACAGCGATATGCTGGAAAACGACATTGTAATTACGGGTTTCACCTGTACGGGTAGTGACAACGCTACCTACCTTGCTGGTTCGGACGATTATGCAATTAACATGAGCGACTGCGGCTTGCTCACCAACACCTACGCAGGTGTACTGAAAGAGCTGTATGCCGCGCGTGGCGGTTTCCGGTATCGTCCGTATACGGCCACGATCAAAGCTGCACCGTATCTGTTTCCACTGGACATGATTCATTATCAGGACAAGTCCGGTGGGATGCACGATACCATTGTCACCAACGTAACTTTTACTCTGAACTGTAACACGTCGATTGCTGGTTCCGGCGAAACGGCCACCAGCAACTCGTATTCTTCCGGTAGCGGCATGACCACAAAGCAGGCATCCGCTATCAATGGTGTTCAGAATGAAATCAAGGTCAACCTTTCCGAGCAGGCGTTAAGTGCCCGCGATCTAGCCCAGCTGACCGTAAACTCTATGGGCCTGAATGTAACGATTATGACCTCTGATTCGGGGGTTATGACCTATTACTACCACGACGGCCAAACGCTGTCAAGTAGCAATATCATTTATACCCTGTTGGGTGGCACCTTTGCGTATACCACGGACTACAACCACGGCAACCCGCTGTGGCAGTACGGATATACGCAGGAGAGCAGCATTATCCTCCGTTCCCTGATGCTGTATCAGATCACCTCTGATTATATCGCAGACGGTGCAATTGAGGAGAAGTCGCTCTCCAAGGAGTATCTGGATAAGGTCAGTTCCGCTATCAGCCATGCTCTGAGTGAAGCCGAGCAGTACACGAACACCAAGACTGGCGAGGCCAAGACCTATGCCGATGGCTTGCTGAAAACCGCCAAGGCTTACACTGACGAGTTGTTGACGCAGGCTAAGGGCTATGCAGATGGCCTCTTTACGGTAGCTACCCAGTATACGGACAGCGCGGCAGAAAACACCCTGTCCGATGCGAAATCCTATGCAGATGCACAGGACAAGAGCAATCTGGAAGTTGCCAAAAATTATGCAGAGTCAGTCGGCACCAATACCTTGAACAGCGCGAAGTCTTATGCGGACAGCAAGCTGAGCGAGGGTAAGGAGTACACCGACGAGCAGGTTGCCGCTGCTAAATCCTATGCGGATAGCGTAGGAGAAAGCACCATGACGGTAGCCAATGGGTATACCGATTCTGCGGTTGCTGAGGCCCAGCAGCAGGCAACGGAGTATACCGATCAACAGGTTGGAACGGCTAGTGCCGGTGTCGCTGAGGCAAAGAAAATGGCTCTACTCCTTTATATAGAGGGAGAGGACGGTGCAGTGTACGCTTGCAAACTGCGCTGTATCGACGGCAAGCCCTGTATGGAATACGAAAGGAGTGAGGACATTTGATTCAGATTATTAAGGAAGTCACGGTTGACGTTGCGAAGCTCAATTACTTCAACGCGATTGTTGCAAAGCAGTACGACCGCGAAACCCGTTTCCTGAAAGTTCAGCTGGCAAACAACGACGAACCTATCAAGGTCGAAACTGGGTCGAGCGCGGTTATCAATGCCCGCCGTCCCGATAAGGCAGGCAAGTCGTTTATGGGTACTGTCAACAGCGACGGTACGGTGCTGCTGCCTATCGCTTACTGGATGGTGGAGCTGGACGGCACCGTGCAGTGTGACGTGTCGATCATCAACGGCACCAAGACCTTGACTACTACGCTGTTTGAGATCAAGGTTGAGCAGGCAGCAAACGGCAATGATGAAATCGCCGGTGACGAAGATTACGGTGTGCTGGTTGAACTCATTCAGGAGGTCAATGCGATCAAGCTGGTAGAGGCTAACCGCGTAAAGGCAGAGTCGAGTCGTGTTACTGCCGAGAAAAACCGCGCAACAGCTGAAACCTCTCGTGTTTCCGCTGAAAAAGATCGTGCTTCTGCTGAAACCTCTCGCGCTTCTGCTGAAAGCACCCGCGTTGAGAATGAGAATGTTCGTGTGCAGCATGAACAGTCCCGCACTTCCAATGAAACGGAACGCCTGAACCGTGAAACGGCTCGTGTGGATGCGGAAAACAAACGTGCTTCTGCTGAAACGGCCCGAAACACTGCGGAAGAAACCCGCAAGGCAGAGCATGAGCAGGCAATGGCCGACAGCAAAGCGGCAATCGCTAATATGCAGCTGGTGACAGCTCCGCTTTATATCGTCAATACGGACACCCACAAAAATTACGTTGCATCGTTACAGGTTATCGATGGCAAACCTGTGATGATCTACGAAGAAAAGAAATAAGGAGGACAAAATATGGATAACATCTTTGGTTTCCTGTCTGAGAAAGAGTACAAAGCCCAGATGGAGCGGCAGAATGAGCTTCTGGCTGCTATCGCCTCCGGCACCGCTGGTGCTGATTTCACAGATGAAATGTTCGTCAACCTGCTGGACGGCTCCAATACCACGACTGTTTTCTGGTCTTGGTGGCCCCTGAGCGCAGTCGGTGGTGGCACGAAGTACGAGCGTCTGTGTCGCTGGGCGCACATCATGGCTCGTGCATGGAAAGATAAGACCTACACCCTGCGGTCGATCAACGCTGCAACCTCCGGTGGTGTGCATACCATGACCCCGCTTGACGATCTGGCAGGTAAGACCGGTGCCCAGCTGTGTACCGAGAGTACCGCTGCCGTCGAGGACTGGGCTGACAATGACCCTATGACGTGGTACATCCGTGCCAATGCCCTGAGTCTGGCAGACGGCACCATGAACGTGCTGTTTGTCGAGGGTGAGGACGGTTTCGACATTACCGGTGAGGTTGCTCCCGTCTATGCTTTCTCTCTGGCCCTGTGGATTCGAGAGTGGAGCGACGGTGCCTACGACTATATCAGCTATCGCACTCAGGAGGGTCAGCAGTATTACCCCGACGCTGCCGACGTTGCCCCGGACAATACCAAGCGTCCTATCACTTGGCATTCCTGCTTTCCCGGTAGTCTGAACAGTAAGGGCGGTCTGACATCGGGTGCAGGCGGCAAGCCGTACAACTTCGCTTCTGCTCAGACCGGCATCACCACTGCCCGCAAGACCTCCGCATACGAGGGTCTGTGGAACGACTGTGATACCCGCTGGGCATTGCGGATGTGGCAGCTGCGTCACTTCGATCTGGAAAACTCCGGCATCTGTGAGGGCTGTTTGAACTACAACTACCAATACAAGGTCGCACAGGCTGAGTCTAGTGTGACCCGTGTACTGCTGACCAAGGCGCAGGCTGCAAACCTGCTGGTCGGTTCTACGGTGTCCATTGGCGACCCTGCCGATCAGACCAACTACGATCGTGGTCAGGCGTATATGCGTAATCTGGCTGAGGCTGTCCGGATTGGCAGTATCGAGGATGTGACCATTAGTGACGTGCAGTATTCCGCTGTCAATCTGGTGCTGGATGCGCCCATTGAGGTGACTGCCACCACCTATATCAGCACTTGGCCGTATATCTCCGGTCATACCGAGTGCCTGCCGGGTCATAAGGACGGTTGCGGCTATTCTCTGACCGCAGGTAAGACCCCCATTCGTGTGATGGGTGTTGAGCTGCTGGATGGTGCCTACTCTATCGGCCTCGACCCCCTGTACAACGTCACCGCTGGTTCCGATGCAACCCATTGGAATTATGAGGTGTTCGAGTGCCGGGATTCTGAGAAGCTGGCCGGTAGCATTACCTCCAACTACACCTCTACCGGCATTGTGCTGAATGACGTTGCACAGGGCTGGGGTGTCAACTGGGTAAAAGAGTTCTTCCGTACCAAGCTCGGCATCCTGTTCCCGAAGCTGTTCAATGGCAGTTCCACCACCTACTACAAGTCCGCTTTCTATGGCGCGAGCGGCGCAGGCCCTCGTTGTCCTTGGCGTTTCGGCGGCTTGAACGATGGTGCGCATGGCGGTTTGGCTTACGAGAGTGGCAGCAGTTGGCCCAGCGGCGCGAGCTGGCTTGGTCGGCCTCGGCTTTCCGGTGCAGGTAAGAAGCGGGGTGAATGGGCGGCGTAAGCCGCTCAGAGGGGCAAGGCCCCTTATAAAAGAGCAATTATAATTTTTCTTTTAGGGTTTGATAGCGTGACACGTTTCCGCTTTCAATGGCACGAACAGCACAGGCACTCGTTGTCCTTGGCGTTTCGGCAACTTGAACAATGGTGCGAATGGCGGTTTGGCTTACGAGAATGGCAACAATTGGCCCAGCAACGCGAACTGGAATGGTCGGCCTCGGCTTTCTTGCATTGCTACGGTGTGCAACCGGTAGCATATCTAAAGGGATAAGATTTTGGCACCTTATCCTGAAATTACGTTATCAAATCCGTTCCCTTGATAAAATCGCACAAGACTGCAACCGCAAGGGTGTAGCACCGTGGGTGCTGCGCGTGGCTAGTAGTAACGAGGCCCATCCTGCCTTTAAGGACAGGCCGTAACCGAAAGTCACTTTTTGCAAGAAAGAGTTAATGGATAGGAGGTTTGTATATGAAGCAGCGATATAACGAGTTGACCCATGATCTTTGTGTACAAGCCGTCCTCTCCTGTTTTGATAAGAAATGGCATAGGCCGGAGGTTATGGCCTTTGTCAACCATTATGCAGGTATTCCCACGCGGGAGTTCTACGAAGCCGAGCTGAAGCAAGAGGTTTGGCCTCAGCTGGAAGCGGCAGAGGCAATCGCCTATTACCTTGAAGAAGTGGTGGACGAGCTGATGCACGGTGAGCCGCTGGATATGCGACCTGTCATTGTCAGGTCGAGGCCGGACGGCATGACCGGCAAGATGCGAGATATTTGTGATCTTTGTATCCTGCACCAGCTCTTAGGCCACCTCGTCAAGCTGGGACTGGAACCGCTGTTCCATGCTCGTATTCTTCCTACGCAATGCGCCAGTATTCCGGGGCGCGGACAGACGGGTTTGCTGAAAAAGGCAAAGCGGTACATCCGCAAGGCAGGTCTGGGTATCACGGTATGTCAGAAAACCGATGTGGCGAAAGCCTACGGTTCCCTGATGTATGCCATGGTCATTGGCCTGTTGGAAAAGGATGTTCCGTCCGCGATCTGGATTCTGACTGTGCTGCGGGCATTGGCTGCGTATGCACCCGGAGGGCACCTTATCATTGGCGGGTATCTGGACGCATGGCTTTTCAACTACGCAATGAGTTTTGCTTTGCGGTATGTGAGAAGCTGCGGCAAGACTCGCCGGGGTAAGTTCATTCCCAACGTCAAAGCCGACACCTCCTATATGGATGATTTCGGGTTGATGGGCACCGGCAAAACACCGGTACAGCGGACGGTCAAGCTGCTGGATGCGTGGATGCAGAAATTTCTCGGTATTCGCTTGAAGATCAAGGAACACATGATTCGGTTTATGACCTACAAGGAAGAACGGGAAAGGAAGAAGCATAAGAACAGGGGTTGTCCGTGTCTGGACATGGGCGGTTACAAAATCCACCGTGGATATGTCACGATTCGCCCCGGCATCTTCCGCAGACTGCGGAGGGAGTTTCTGCGAGGCTGGCGTGAGATACAGGCATGTGGTTCAATCCACCTGCAACGCGCACGGAAAATCATGTCGTACAACGGTTATTTCAAATGGACAAACTCTGTTGGGATAATCGCTACCTACCATGTGAAAGAAGTGCGCAAGGTGGCAAAATCGGTTATCGGTTACTGGTCAAAGCGTTTTGCGAAAGCAAAGCGAGAAAGGATGGAACGCTATGTTATACAATGCAATGTCGGGCGACAAGCCCGCAAAGGTTGTGCTTACCTCGCTGCCTGACGGTTCGGTGATGGTTGCTCTGCATGACAACATCACGAAAACTACCGTCGAGAGCGAGGGTTCAACCGAGGGTGAGAAGATCACCAATACCGCCTACACTTACGACGAGGTGATGTTCCCGCTGCCTTATGATCGTGTGGGTGAGGAAACCGTCAAGACCATTACCGCGTCCTTTGCGGACTGGTGGACTTACGGTGTGGAGTACACCGGCGAGAACAACACTCCCTCGCTGGAAGATCGGGTTGCCGATCTGGAAAACGCGCTGACGGCTCTTATGAATCTGTAAAGGAGGTTGAAAGATATGTTTAATCTGGTGAAAACTCTGTACTGTGTCCGGCACGCAATCACTTCTAAACAGGTGTGGGCGTATGCCGATGCCGGCACGATCACCGAAGTTCAGGCCCTTAGCATTTGCGGGCCGAGAAAGGAGAAGTAATATGGCAACTCTGAATATCATGGACGTGTCCAAGTGGCAGGGTACTATTGACTGGGACAAGGTGAAAGCCTCCGGCAAGGTCGATGGTGTCATTCTGCGAGTGCTGGGCAGTAAGGGCGGCAAGCCCTATGTTGACCCCACTTTCGAGGTCAACTACAAAGCCTGCATTGAGAGCGGCATCCCGGTTGGTGCCTACTATTACAGTGCGGCCACCCTCCGCAGTGCTGCCAACATTGAGCTGGCTCTCCTGCGTCGGACTATCCTCGGCAAGAAGTTCCAGCTGCCTATCGCGGTTGACGTTGAGCATGAAACCCAGAAGCGGCTCGGCAAGCAGAAGCTCACCGATCTGGTGGCCTACCAGCTGAGTATGATCGAGAGCTGGGGCGTATACGCAATGCTGTACGCCAATCTGGATTTCTGCCTGAACTACCTGTACGCAGGCGGCGCGGCTCTCAAACAGTACGATCTCTGGCTGGCTGCTTACCGTGTCAACAAGACCAAGCCCGCCACCGATTTTACCTTTGGTATGTGGCAGCACACCTCGACCGATTCCGTCCCCGGCGTGAGCGGCAACGTGGATATGAGCTATGCCTACAAGAACTACCCTGCAATCATCAAGAAAGCCGGGCTGGAACTGGTGAAGTAAGGAGGACAGACCGATGCAGAATATTTTAATGTCCGATGCGCCTTATGCTGAATGGCTGGCCGATGCACTGGCTACCATTGCGGAAATGGGCGCGGAAAAGATTGCCATTGTCGGTATCGCACCCGATGGGCAGTCGGTATTTACTGGCTACACCAACATGACGATGGGTGATAAGGCAGTCGCCGCTACTCACATTCAGGCCGATGCAATGATGGATGTTGTCTGCAACAACGGTCAATCCATCCGGCAGGCTTGGGAAGATGAAGATAACGAGGTGTAAATCCAATGCAGTTTATCACCGATCACTGGCAGGAGGTAGCCGTCGCGCTGGTGATTGCCGGTCTGACTGCTGGTTTCCGCACTCTCTGGAAGCGCGTCAAGGCTCAGAAAGACGAAACTGATGCAGTCAAGGAGGGTGTGAAGTCCCTGCTTCACGACCGGCTCTATCAGGCGTGTACACACTATGTTGCTCAGGGCTGGATTGATACGGAGAGCCTGCACAATCTGGATTACCTGTATAACGCATATCACCGACTGGGGGGCAATGGCACCGGAACCAACTTGTATAACCGTGCCAAAGCTCTCCCACTGAACACCGATCAGAGAAAGGAAGAAAATTATGTCTAACAACATCAAGCTGAAAATCTCTACCGCTACTATCGCCCGTACCGCCGTCCTGCTGCTGGCCCTGACCAATCAGGTTCTCAGCGCAATGGGCAAGCCCGTCCTGCCCATTGAGTCGGCTACCGTCGAGCAGCTGGTCAGTACCGGCATCACCTGTGTTACCGCGCTGATTGCGTGGTGGAACAACAACTCGTTCACTCAGGAGGCTATCAAGGCCGACAACCTGCTGAACGAGTGGCAGGGTAAGACCACGAAGTAAGGAGGCAACCTCCATGTTCGTAGCACCTATCTGTACGATGGGCGGCACGATTGCCGCTAATATGGCTACTGCACGACGCATGATGGAGAGCAATGAAACTCCCAAGGCTTGCCGTGACGAGGGCAAGCGGTGTGCGCACTGCTCGAAGTACAACTGCAAGGAGCGCGGCACCGGCCACGGTGAGTAAGGACGACCCATAACGTCCCAAAACCGAACTGGCGTAGTAGACAAAAAGAAAAGGCACAGACGGCCCTTAATTGGACTATCTGTGCCTTTTTGTTTGGATTAGAAGCAAATTGAAGATGATAAAGTTCGGATTTGCTCCTAATGGTCCGAGTGGCGAGAATCGAACTCACGGCCTCTTGAACCCCATTCAAGCGCGC